CGATACCGCGGCTGGCGGCGCACCGCCGCCGACGTGGTGCGGATCATGCGCCGCCGCGACACCTGGGACCGGCCCGTGTCGGTGTGGATCGGCGTCGAGGCGGACCGCATCGAGGTCCACGTCGGACCCCACACCCCGACACGACCTCGAGGTCTGCGGGGCGACCTCGACAACTACGGCAAGGCGGTCCTCGACGCGTTGCAGCAGGGCGGGTTGATCGCCGACGACCGCCTCGTCGAGACGATCACCGTGACGTTCGCCACCGGGAGAATCGAGGAGATATGACGAATAGCGAGTTTGAGCAGAAGTGGCAGAAACTGAAGGAGATCGTCCTTGGAACCGGGGTGATCCCCACTGAGTCGATGCTGGAGTCGGTCGGCCTCCCCACCGACCTGGATTACGACGTGGTCGAGGAGCAGTTGTTTTCGGTGGACTGTGAGGTCTGCCCCGACTGCGGGTTCTGGGTCGATTCCGGAGAGGTCGCCGAGGTCGAGAACGGGATGATCGTCTGTCTGGAGTGCGCGGGTGCGACCCGATGATTGGAGGCGATATGACGACACCCGGCAGCATCATCGGCGTCCTCGCAGAAGTCAGGTCGACGTTCGCCGAGGGGGATCGGGCGGCGGAGCGTGCGTTGCGGGATGATCTGCGGCGCCACCCGAACCTCGCCGCACGGCTCGCCGGCATGACGGAAGGACATGGTGATGGCTGATCCGATCCCCTGGTCGGTCGTCCACGAACTCGTCGAGGCGTGGACACCGGTCGACGGTGCCGACTGGGTGGACGGCGACGACGTCGCCGACCTCCTCGGCCTCGCCGACATGGACGACGACCCGGTTACGGTCGTCCATCAGCTCGTCGACCTCGAGGCGAAGCTGGCGGCGGTGGCGGCGACGGTGAAGGCGCTGCGCAGCTGGGCGCAGACGCAGGCGGGCCGTGTGCTGGGTGACGGCGGTGCGGTCCGGGTCGGTGAGACGGTGTGGCGGCGGCAGCGGCGGAAGGTGGAGCGGTGCATCGACCCGGACGGGTTCTTCGCTTGGGTCCGGTCGGACGACGGCCGCAAACTGGTGGACCGCATCATCAACCCGAACACCGTGCGGCGTGGGTCGCTGCCGGCGGCGGTGCGGGACACATTCTTCGACGTCGAATGGGCGGCGCCGACCGTGACGGCGATGCCGCTCGACCGGGCGCCGAAGCGGCTGCAGCAGTTGGCGGACGGGGAGGTCGCTTTCGGCGACCCAGACGACTAACGTCTTGACTGGCCGGATCGGAAAGGAGACACCACATGGCCATTGACGAGAAAGCGGCCGCCGAGCTGAGGCGGCCATTCCCACCCGAGGACGTCGACGTCCTCCCGAAACCGTTGCGGCGGAACGCCGAGCGGGCCTGGTGCGACACCTGCAAGGCGACGCACGGGCAGCCGGCCGTCCACCTCGACTATGTCGGCCATGCCGCCGTCACCGACCGGTTGCTCGCGGTCGACCCCGAATGGTCGTGGGAGCCGATGGCGACCGACGAACGGGGGTTGCCGGTGATCGGCCGCAACGACGCCGGGCAGGCGACGATGTGGATCCGTCTCACCGTCTGCGGGGTGACCCGCATCGGGGTCGGCACCGCGAAAGCCGGGAAGGCGGACGTGGAGAAGGAGCTGATCGGCGACGCGATCCGGAACGCGGCGATGCGGTTCGGCGTCGCGCTCGACCTGTGGCGCCGCCACGAACGGCCCGCCAAGACCGGCGGCGACACGGATGGGACTGCTGACGGCGCCGACGGTGGAACGCCGCCGAATCCTGTGGTGGCGATCAAGGTCGCCGCCGCCGACCGGTGGGGTGTCGACGTCGCCCGGGAGGCGTGGCAGACCCTCTTCCCGGAAGGTGACCCCGAGCCGGACCAGGTGTCTGGCGGACGGGCCGACGACGTCCTGCTGGCATTGGAGCAGATCGTCACCGAGATTGAGGAGGCACGATGATCCTTGGGATGCTCGCCGGCGCGTTCGGCCTCGGATGGGTCGGGATCCTGTCGATCCGGGCGGCGCGGGTCGCCCGCAGCAGACGCCGCCGCCTGGCAGTGGAGGTGGTGGCGATGGCCGCCGCCGCCGCCGGGTACGGCCTGCTCGTCGTCGCCCTGTCCAGGATGCTGGGGGTCGGGTCGTGAGCATCCGTCTCGTCGACCTCGCCCTCCGCACCCGGCTCCGACCCGCCGACAAGCTGGTGTTGGTGGCGATCTGCGACGCCGCATCAGACGACGGGGTCGCCTGGCCGTCCCAGGCGACGTTGGCGGAGAAGGCGTCGACGACCGACCGGACCGTCCGTAACGTCCTCCGACGTCTCGCCGACGCCGGGCTGGTGTCGTGGGAGCAGCGGGGTCTCGGCAGGGCGAACCGGTATCTCGTCGACGTCGAGACGCTGCGCCGCCTGGCGGAAACCGATGCCGGTCCGGACGGGTCGGACCGGCATGGGGGTTCCGGTCCAGACCGGAAACAGGGTTCCGGTCCAGACCGGAAACAGGGTTCCGGTCCCATAACAGAACCGTCAACAGAACCGTCAACCGAACCGTCATTGGCGCCGGCGGCGCCGACGCGCACCAACGGCCGGGATGTGCTGTTCGAAGCTGTGGCGGAGGTGTGCGGCATCGACTGGCAGACCGGTCTCACCAAGTCGGAGCGGGGACGGCTCAACCGGGCGGTGCAGGAGCTGCGGGAGGTCGGCGCCACCCCGGACGAGGTGCGACGCAGAGCGGTCGCCTACCGGATCCGATGGCCCGACATCGACCTCACACCCACCGGCCTGGCGGCGAACTGGACGAAGGTGACGTCGGCGCTGCCCGACCCGGAGGCTGTCACGTCGGCGCGGCTGCGGATGCGGCCCGACCGGCCCGCGCTGCGGCGGGGGTCGACGCCGTGACGTGGTGGAGGATCCGCCTCGTCGTCTGGGACGGCGACAACGCCGCCGACGTCGCCGAAGCGCTCGGCATCACCGCGGGGATGGTCATCGGCCAGGCCGGCACTGCCGGACTCACCACCAGGGTGGTAGGCGACGGCGACGACCCCGCGGCGGTCCTCGAGTTCCTCGGATTACGGCCCGGCGACGGCGTCGCCGTCGACATCGCCACCGGCCGCCCCGTGGCGCCGATCCGCGCCCGCAACGTGGCCCGGTGGCGGCGGATGATCGGAGGGGCGCTGTCGTGACATGGGATGAGTTCTGCGACCTCGTCGACTGGATGGCTGTCCGCTGGCCCGACATGAGCCGCTGGTCCGACCGCCGCCTCGACGCCCTCTGGGAGGATCTCGCCGCCTGGCCCGCCGGCGGAGTCCGCCAAGCGGTCCGACTGATCTACGAGGACGGCGGCCGGCTCCCCACCGGCGGGCAGATCATCAAAACCTGCCGGGCGCTCGGCCACCAACCTGCAGCCGACAACGCCGAGCATCGGCACGTCTGGGGGATCGTCGAATGGGAGAACGACCGACCGGACCGGCTCCGCCTCCTAGTGTGCGCCACCTGCCACACCGAAAAGACCATCGACCCGGCCAAGGAGCTCGTATGACCCTCCGTATCCGACATGTCGACCCCAACGACCTGACCCCACATCCGGACAACCCACGCATCATCGACGATGACGCCAAACGGCGCCTCACCCGCATCATCGACCAGTTCGGGTTCGTCGAACCGCTCGTGGTCAACCGCCGTACCGGCCGCCTCGTCGGCGGCCATCAGCGCCGCCAGATCGCCATCGACCTCGGCATCGACAAGGTGCCGGTCGTCGAGGTGGACGTCGACGACGACCTGCTGCCGGATCGGGGGCGGCGATGAGCGAATGATGGCCGGACACCCCGGCGACCATCGACTACCTGGTGGGCGACGTGTTCGACGTCCTCGCCGACATGGACGACCGGTCGGTCGACCTCATCCTCACCTCCCCACCGTTCCTCGCCGTCCGCTCATATCTGCCCGACGATCATCCGGACAAGCATCTCGAGATCGGGCAGGAACCGGACCCGGCCGCCTTCGTCGACACACTGCTACGGCTCGCAGCCGAATGGCGGCGGGTCCTCGCCCCATATGGGTCGCTCGTCGTCGAGCTCGGCGATACCTACACGACCGACGACGCGGCCGGCTGGCCGATGCGGAAGTCGTTGGCGATGGTGCCGGAACTGTTCCGGATCGCGCTCGCCTACGGCATCCATCCCCTCACCGGCGCCGAGTCGCCGGCCGGGAGGTGGCTGGTGCGGAACGTGGTCCGGTGGGTGCGGCCGAACCCGCCGGTCGGTGCGCTCGGAGACAAGTTCCGGCCCGCGACCACCGACATCGTCGTCGCATGCACCTCCGCCGACAGGTGGTTCGACCTCGACGCCGTCCGCACCGCCCCCAGATCGGATCCGACGAAGCCTGCGATGTCGAACCGGAAAGCCCGCGAGGTCGACGACCCACGGATCCTGTCGAAGGCCAACGGGTCGGGGGAGTGGCATCCTGGCGGTGTGCCGCCGTTGGATTGGTGGGAGATCCCACCGGGCGGATACGAAGGCGCCCACTACGCTGTCTGGCCGCCGAAACTGCTCGTCGTTCCCATCCAGTCGATGTGCCCCCGCCGGGTGTGCCGCACCTGCGGGGAGCCGTCACGCCGCATCGTCCATAGGGAACGGATGGCCGACCCGGTCCGACACGAAGGGCAGAAGAACCATCCGGCCGCGAACCCGAGATCCGGGTTCTTCGACCCGCCACCCACAGACTGGCGATACAGGCCGGAGACGGTCGGATGGACCGACTGTGGCCACGACGACTGGCGGCGTGGTGTCGTCCTCGACCCGTTCGCCGGCACCGGAACCACCCTCGCGGTCGCCCACGGCCACGGGAGGTCCGCCATCGGCATCGACCTCGACGAACGGAACCGCAGATTGGCGGCCGAACGGATCGGCCCCCTCTTCTTCACTCAGCGGTAAGAGGGTGGGTTGGTGTCCAACCCCAGCGAGAGGATCCGGTTGATCCACGGCCAGCGGCGACCCGCCTCATTCACCAGGCCGGTCACCACCGCTACCAGCACCGCGAACGCGCCAGCCTCCAACGCCGACCGGTCCACCGTCACACCCTGATCCGCAACCCAATCCAGGATCGGGGTCGCCCACGTCACCGCGGCGGCGACCACCACCTGCACCGCCGTCCGCACAGCAGCCACCACAACGTCACGCACCGTCACAACCAACCTCCTCACCGTCCATCATATCCTCCGGGTCGATCCAGACGAGGCGGGTGGCGCCGCCATGCCCATGCACCGCCACCACGTCGTCCACCGACGACCACACACACGTCTGCGCCACCTCCGCATCCCACCTCGTCACCGCCGCCCCATCGCCGAACACCACCCCGTAGGCGACCACCCCGATCCCGGACACGCCGGTCGGGTCACGGTCACGGACCAGCCGAAAGCGGCGTGGCCGCAGACCACGTCTCATATCGGTGTCCCCTCCGGGTCCTCCCCCACAGGCCATCCCGGTCGGATCCCCTCGATCATCAGCCGCTCCAACGTCCGCTGCACATCCGACAGCTGACGTTGCAGTCCGGCGAGCTCCGCCTCGAGATGTTCCCCGGTCCGTTCGATCCTCACCACCCGGTCATGCAGGCTGTGGCCGTCGTTGGGGCGGAATTGCGAGGCGATCTCGACGAGGATCGGGGTGGCGTCGGACAGGCGGGCGACGGGGACGACGATCCGCCACCACACCACCGACATGGCGGCCATCCCGGTGGCGACCCCGATGACGATCTGCAGCCACATCGGCATGTCAGCCTCCGGCGGCGGATCGGAGACCTGCGACGATGCGGGACAGGATCGACGTGTGCTCTGCCACCCTGACGGCGAGCACACCCACGTCGGGGGATTCGGCGTTGCGGACGGCGGCGAGGATGCGGTCCGCCTCCCCCGGGCCGATCCCCACCCCGGTCGCCGGCGCCGCATGTCGGCGGATGGCGTCCTCGAGCCGGTCCGACCACACACCCCACGCACCGTCCGGGCCGTCGGGGCCGAAAGGGAGGGTGGGGTCGAGGCGGAGGAACTGCCGCTGCCAGAACTCGACGATCCGCCGCTTCGCCGGGGTGTCGGGGTCGTCACGCCACACGAACATGAATTCTCCTCGTCGACTGACGTCGATGATATCGGCCACCCGCGCTCGGACCTCGTCGAGGTCGGGGAGACCCGAGTCCCTGATGTCATCCTTGCGGGGTGTCCAGCGGCGGTGGTCGATCACCTGGGCCGGATTGAGGCCGAAATGCGCGCACATGGCGGCGGCGACCCGCACCATCGCCTCCACCTGCACGTCCGGCGCCGCACCGGCGCCGGGCAGATGGTTGATCGCCACCCCCACCAGGCTGCGGTTGCCGGACACGGTGGAGGTGGCGCCGTCCCGGTCGGCGGATCCGCCGCGGAGGTCGTCGAGCACATCCGGGTCACCACGTCCGGCATGCCAGACAACCCGCTGCGACAGCAGCCACGCCCTGCCGCCCCGGTCGACCACGACGTGATAGAGGACGCCGCGGAATCGGTTGCGGTCGACGTAGAAGTCGGGGCCGGGCCAGCCGCGGATGGCGTCCCAATGCATCACCACCCCCACCGTCTCCTCCCGGTCCAGACCGCGGTTGGTGCGGGTCTCCCACCCATCCACCTCCACCACGTCGACCCCCATGCTGCGGAGCCGGTCGGCGAGGTTCACCGGCCGCCCCCTCCGGCCGGTTCCACCGCCGTCATCGTGATCGTGTCGCCGTCGACGGTCACGTCGATGGACCAGCCCGCCGACCCGTCCACCAACTCCCGGTCGACATGCAGCTCCCCTTTGAATGCTCGGACGACTGCGACGAGGATCGTCGACACCTCAGACAGGCGCCTCACCGCCTCCGCCTTCTCGAGGACGAGCCGCTCCACCATCTCCAACTCCACCATCAACCTCCAATCGTCTCGAGGCGGTCCACCCGGTCCGCCAACTCTTGGATCGCCCGGATCATCGGGGCGATCAGCTGCTCATAGTTGAGGCCCCACATATCGTCGTCGACGTGGACGAGGGCGTGGCGTTCGGGGTCGACGACGTCGGCGACCTCCTGCGCGATCAGCCCCCACCACCACTCGCCTGTGTGGCGGCGGTACCGGTAGCGCCGCGGTCGGAGGCGGCGGATAAGGTCGAGGCCGGGCACCTGGTCGGAGATGTGCTTCTTGACCCGGCGGTCGGAGCTGGATGATTCGGCGAGCCGATACACCGTCGCCCAACGGCGCGTCGACGACCCGAGGTTGTAGGCGTTGTCGGAGCGGGGGAGGATCGACCCCGCATAAAGCACCGCCCCGTTGAACGTGTCCGACACGTCGGAGCGCAAGTAATTGGCTCCTTGGACGCCGTCGAGGAGGTCGGCGTCGAGGCCGGACCCCGACCCGTCGTTCCCGGCGTGCCAAATCAGACTCCCGTTCGCGTAGAGGGTGCTCTTGTTGAAGTAGAACGCGGGGCGGTCGGTGTAGATGTGGCAGTAGGACGTGTTCTGCGGGCCGATCTGCATCCATCCGGACGGGGTGGTCGCCTGGATGGAGTTGTTGGCGCCGACCTCGAGGCGGGGGACGGTGGTCCCAGCGAACTGGATGGCGACGCCGGCGGCGAGGCGGACATATCCGGCGTTGAGGCGGAACACCTCGGCGCCGGTCGACCCATAGTGGAGGGTGGCGCCGTCGGCGTCGATCCCGATGCGGGTCACCACCGCCGTCCCATTGTGCGCTTTGACGAAGACGTTCCCGAGGGGCCGTTCGTTCGTCCACGACCAGTCGTCGTTGGACCCGCCGTACCCGAACCACCCCGACCGTGTCGCCTGATCGGAGAGATACCAGGACAGGTATCGGGGGCCGGCGACGGTGGCGGATTGGCCGATCCACCAGGTGTCGCAGTTGATCCGGAACGTCGCCCCGTCCAGGATCCGGACGACCTTGCTCGTCCCGTCGATGTCGAAGGCGGTGGTGCCGGACGCAATCTGGATCTGTCCGTCCTCCATCCACAACTGCGACCGCTTCCCCGTCCCATCCTGCGGCCCGTAAAAGTGGATGCGCGGGTAGCCGCCGACGTCGGAGGTGGTCATCTCCGACGGGCCGGTCTCGAAGGTGGTCGCCGCCCAGATCTTGAAATAGCCGTTGCCGGTCGAGGACAGCTCCATCCGCTCGTTCGGTGCGACGTCGGTGCGGATCGTCCCGCCGAGGATCACGTCGGCGGACAGGGTGCCGGCGGTGATCTTGTCTGCGGACAGCGACACGATCTTGGTGTCGGTCACGGACCCGTCGGCGATGTTGAGGGACGTGACCGGGGTGGCGAACACCCGCTCCGGGACCGGTGGCGTCTCCCGGGAGACGAGCCGCTTCGACGGCGCCCCCACCTTCAAACGTGCCTGCCCCGACTCCCACACCACAAACGGGGTCAGGTCGAGATAGCTGCCCGCCGCGGTGCGGTAGTAGACGCCCATCCCGTCTCGGACCGGCCAGGACACCTCATAGACCTTCATCACCAGAGGGGAGAGCATCTGGCCCCGGTGGATCGTCTGCTGGGCGTCGTCGCGGAGCCGCCCCTCCGGATGCCACACCCAGATCCGGTCACCGGGCTGGACGAGGGTTTGGACGTGGGGGTGGTCGGTGGCGGCGGTGACGTCACCGGCGACGTTGACGAACCGGTTGAGCTGCGCCTGCGCGATCTGGGTGGCCTCCGGGGATGCGGTGATCGGCGACGACACCGGCCGCTTCCTGACGAGCTGGTTGCCGAACAGATCCTTGTACGGGTTCGATGCGGCGTCGGCGGTGCCCACCACCACCGTCTCCTCCTGCTGCCCCTCCCCGAACAGCACCACCCGGCTCGTCCAGTCCTGGGCGTCCCAGTCGACATCGAGGACCGTCGCCGGGAGGCCCTCCACCTGCGGGTCGGACGCCGCCGAATCGGCGAGCACCACCTGCGGGGTCGTGCGAAACACCGACGATTCCGGTCCTGCGTCGATTTTCCCGTCCGGCCGCACCCTGTATGCGGCCGAGTAGTAGTCGACGATGTAGTCGAGGATCTGGCGGCGGTTCAGAAACTGGAAGGCGCGGGAGAGCTCTCCGGCGGCGGGTGGGGCGACGGCGGTGATGGTGCCGGGCTGCAAAGGGGACGGGGTGCCGGCGATGGTGCCCAACAGCTGGGTGACCCAGCTGGTGAAGTTCTGCGGGGAGGCGGTCCACCCCACCTCGAGGATGTCCCCTTTGCCATCTTGGTCGCCGAGGTGGATGAGGAGGCCGTGTCCGGCGACACCGACGGACAGGTCGAGGCGGCGGGCCACCTCGTAGACGACGCCGCTGTATCGGGCGGCGGCGAGCATGCCGGTGTCGCCGAGCGCGTCCGGGTCGACCGGCGCGTCGGTGACGACGATGTGGCCGAACTCGACGAGCTGGTCGACGACGTCGGCTGGGGTGTCGGGGCGGAGCCGAAGGTCGAATGCGCCGTGGCCCTGCAGCACCTCGCGGATCATCCCGTCACCTGCCTCATCGTCTCACCGGGACGATCCGCTCGGCCAGATAGCCCAAATATTGGAGCGTGAGGTCTTCGGCGGTGTCGCCGGCGGCGGCGCCGGACCCGCCGACCTCGGCGCCGACGAACGCGGCGAGCTGGGAGGTGTTGGCGGCGGTGATCGCCCCGTTGGTCAGATCCTGGGTGTGCGCCGCCCCGGTGCCGACGACATATCGGTTCCCTGCGGTGTCGTTGTTGGTGGCGCGGATCGCAGGTGGAGACGTTGCACCGGTCGGTGTCACCGCCGTCGCCGCCTCCGACGGGACGACGGCGAGACCGAGGCTCGTGGTGCCGTTGTAGGTGACGACGACCTCGACGAACCGGGAGCCGCGGCGGAGGAGGAAGTCGAAGGTGAGGGTGCGGCGGACGAGCCGCACCGCGCAGGCTTCGGCGTCGTTGCGGAGGATCGTGACCGCCGACCACACTCCGCTGATCTCCGACCCGCCGACGTCGACACGCCACGTCTTCGCGGTGTCCCATTGGGTGCCGTCGAACGTGGCGACGTCGAACCGCAGGTTGGTGCCGTTCGGCGTCACCCGCACCAACCCGTTGGACAGCTCCCAGCTGCCCGGCACGTTCGGGCATGCCAGCCCGGCCCGCACCCGGCCGTCCACCTTCACCTGACAGGCCGCCTTGAACCAGTCGGCTGGGGCGATCCCCCAGGTGGGCCGGTCGCCGTAGCCGACGTCCCGGACCACCGTGACCGACCCACCCTCCGCAGCCCGGGTCAGCAACGTCGGATTCGTGGTGGCGGTGGTGAGCATGAAATAGCCGGGTGGGAGGCCGATCATCGGCGCCGCCTCCGACGCATCCACACCGTGGGCGTTGGTGCGGACCGAACCGACGAGGACGTCCTGCACCTCCACATCGGCGGGACCGCCGACCCGCTCCAGCAGCAGCCGGTATCCAAGTTTGCCGCCGTCGAACAGGGCGGCGTCCCGGGCGGCGGCGTCCACCGCCGCGGACCGGAGCCGGTAGAACCCGTCGACGGTCGGGTCGGTCTGATAGGTGACCGGGATGATCGTGTGCGGCATCGCCGCCAACGCCTCGAGTTCGTCCCGCACCCACAGTGCGTCCGCCAGGGTGGACCCCCAGATCACCCCTGCCATCTCCACCGTCTCGCCCCGCCCGCCGGCGCGGCGGGAAATCTCCGACATGCGGATCGTCACGTCGGTGCCGACCCGTCCGACCACCAGATCAGCCATCAGCCGACCCTCCTCGCCTCATCGACGAGCCAGTCGAACAGCACCCGCCCGTCGGGGAGGACCAGCTGGATCGTCGACCCGCCAGCGAGACGACGGCCGTCGGGTGGGTTCGGGTCGATCCGGCCGGCGGTCTGCGGGACGAACACCTCCGGCCCTGCTTCGCCGACCACCAGCGGCACCCCCGGCGTCGCCGCCCCGCCGTGACGGCGGAACGCCACCTGCTGGCCGCGGCGCCGCTTCGACCCACGCACGTCGATCACCCCGGTCTCCACCCCGACTAACCCCAGTTCGTTCACCGACTCCATCGTCGCCTTCAACCGGAGGATGTCGTCGATGGTGACCCCAGCCTCATAGCCCACCGCCTGCAACGCCTCCACCATCGGGGTTTTCATCGCGTTGGCGGCGTCCCGGAACCGGCCGGCCACGTCGAGGATGTCCTGCAGCGGCTGCTTCAACGCTCGGGTCTCGGCGGCGAGGCTGTCCCGGATCGTATCGGCGGCCGATTCGGCGTCGTCGTCGACGTCCCGCAGCGCAGACGCGAAGAGCCGCTGCTCCCGCTCCACCTCTCTGCTCTCGTCGGCGAGGCGCCGCATCTGGTCGGCGTAGGCGGCGGCGTCGTCGTCGGAGATGCCCAGCTGTTCCGCCATCTCTTCGACGGCGTCGGCTGCCCGGTCCAGATCCTGCGCCGACGCGCCGACCTCCCGGGCGAGACTGCGGATCGCGTCCTCGTTGTCCACCAACGCACCCTTGGTGCGGGACAGGACGGTGACCATCGCGGCGGCCTCGTTCCCGGAGAAGTCGCCGACCTGGCGGCGGAGGAAGTCGAGTTCGGTGCGCATGAACTCGACACCGCGGGTCGTCCGGTCCGACCACGCCTTGATGGTGCGGAGCCGACCCTGCAACAGTCCCATCCCGGAGACGGCCGCCCGCAAAGCCTCCTTCTTGATCGGCAGGAACATCGCCCCCAGTTCGGCTTTGAGGTTCTCCGCTTCGGCGGCGGCGATCCTCTGCTGATTCGCCAGCTCGTCCTGGGTGTTGACGAAGTCGCCGGCCACCCGGTCGGTCTGTTCGTAGATGATCCGCAGCGACGCCAACGCCTTCTCCTGGCGGGTCACCTCCGATGTGGTGGCCGCCAACCCCATCTCGACCGCCTTCGCCCGCACCGACGCGTCGTCGAGGGTGACGGCGAACCGGCGGATCGGCTCGGTCTCACCCCGCAACGCCGCTTGGATCGCCACCATCGCCTGCGTCACGTCGGTGTTGAAAACGGACGCCATGTCGGCTGCCCGTTTCGTGAGGTTGATCGTCTCGTCCGCCGCCTCCGACGCCGACAGGCCGAAGTTGAGGAGGAGTGCGCCGGTCTGCGCCGCCATCTGGTTGATGTCCGACCTGGCCATCCCCACCTGCGAAGCCGCCGCCTCCCCGAACCGGAAGATCTGGTCGGCGGCGTCGCCGAACACGACGTTCACCGCGTTCATCGACTCGCCGAGGTCGGACGCGGCGCGGATCGCGTCGTTGGCGATGGCGCCGATCCCCGCCGCCGCCGCACCGACCGCCGCCTGCGTCGTCGCAGACAAGCCCCGCACCCGGGCGCCGATCCCCGACACCGTCGCCGTCGTCGTCGCCGCGGCCTGCCGCAGACCGGCCCGATACCGGTCGGTGCGGGCGATCAGCTCGACGACGACCTGCCGCACCACCGCCACCTCAGTCCACCCCCTCGGCTAGTTCGAGCCGAACCTTCAGGCCGTGCCGCGACGTCGCCGGCGACAGCCCCGCCATCCGGGCGTCGATCTTCTCACATCCCCGGCATCGGATCAGCACCGCTTCCATCTCCAAACCTTCGTCCCAATCCCGCTGCGACGTGCCGCAGCGGCTGCACCGTTCCGCCTCGAGACGCCGCCACGCCAACGCCAACGCCTGGTCGTCCGGATCCCACGACAGGAACTCCGAATGTGGGATCCCCAGTGGGACGACATAGGCGAGCTCCTCCGCTAGGTCGGGGGAGCGGCGGATCCGCTCGACGGTAAAGGGACGTCGCGGATCTCCCTCTGCGCCAGGAACGCGGCGGTGAACAGGGCGGTCACCTCCGCTTCGGACCATTCGTCGACGATTGCTTCGGCGTCCGACAGACTGATCTCGGGGTCGACGGACGCGGCGGCGAGCAGCGGCGCGCAGATGCCATCCGGGTCGAAGTCGAGGCCGTCTGCGGCGTCGCCGTCGGCCGGCGGATGGGCGGCGACGAGACGCCGCCATTCGGCCCGTGGCAACGCCCGGAACGTGAACGTCACCGTCGCATCCCGGATCTCCGCTTCCACTGCGGCGAGGTCCGCCTCAACCTGCGGCGCCCGGTCGCGACTGTTGGACCGTTCGTCGGTGCGGCGCACCTCGTCGAGGAGGCGGCGGAGCCGGTCCCGTTCGGCGAGCAGGTCCGGGTCGATGCAGATCCGCACCGACCTGGTCGGCGGTTTCCGCCGTTTCCGGATCGTCCCGATGTCCATCCCGGTCACGCCGCCAGCGCGTAGTCCTCGAGCGGCACGTCGGTGACGGCGCACTCGACCGTGAACCTCTGCATCTCGTTGCGGACCACGTCGGCCGGGTTGCGGGTGACGACGGTGATCGGCCAGAGGTCGACCTTGTCGCCGATTGCCCACGTCCCCTTCGTCGCCAGCCCGAACCTGGCGATGGCGATGTACCCGGCGGTACCGCGGGTGAGGGTGGACCAGGCGGTGTCGGCGGTGTCGTCCCGGTAGAGCTCGAGGGTGAGTGGCTGCCCGCCGTAGGTGCCGGGCGCCGTCTTGTTGAATTTCGACGACATGTCGGCGGCGTCGACGATGGATCCGTCGAACGGGGTGGACAGGCCGCCGTCGGTGAGGAACCCGGTGAGGTCGACACCGGCGTTCAACTCGGCGGACGTCGGCGCCGACTTGTTCGCCACCGTCGCGACATAGAACAGCTCGAGGACCCCTGCGCCGGTGATGCGTGCCATCAGCCTTCTTCTCCTTCGTCTCGGATCGCGTCGGGTTCGCCGTACCGCCATCCGGCCGTTTCGACGAGCACCGCGGCGGTGGATTCGGGCACCTGGGCGACGCCGCCGGTGGCGGGATGGTGGATGGTGACCAGTCTCGGTTCGTCAGCCATACCCGCCACGATAACCGGCCGGCCACGATCATCGGATGCGGCTGTCTGGATAGTCTGGACATGTATGCGGCGGCCTGGCCATCTTGCACGACCCGACCTGGGTGACGGTTTGGATCTGGTGGGGATCGTCGAGATCGCAGCCAGACTGGCGGTGGATCGTGGCACCGTGGACAAATGGCGGTGGCGTGGCGTCCTCCCCGACCCGGACTGGGTGGTGTCGGGGACGCCGGTATGGCGGTGGTCGACGGTCCGGATGTGGGCGACGATGACCGGGCGGCTTCCCGACGGCGAACCCCCCACCCGGCGAGGGTGAGGGGGTTCGGCAGTCTCAACGCCCTCCGCGTCGTACAACGGCGCATCTAAGTGGCGTCCACCACACTACCAGCTAGCACAGTCACACTACGGCCCCCTCCGACCTGCCGGTCGGAGGGGGCCGTAGTGTCGGGGCGGTGTTGCCAACCACGGGAGGTACGGAGCTGTCCCGTCCCGACGGTCCGATGCCTGGGAGAGCCGGTGGGGGGACCAACCGCCGGACCGCCGGGCGGAACAACCTGTGGCCCCCGACTGCCACACCCGGCGACGATAGCCGGTTACGCAGGGGTCGTGGCGACCTCGTACAAGTCGACCGCGTAGAACAGCGGCGGTTTCGTGTCGTCGTCCCGCTCCACCCCGCCACCGACCGCCACCTGCACCCAAAGCACCCGCCGGCCCGTCACCGTCATATTGGGCGGCGTCATCTTCTTTCGGATCTCGTCGGCGACCCCCTGCGCCTGCTCCCTCGTCTCACCCACCGACGTCACCTGGATCTGATGGACGGCGTCCGCCTCCCAATCGTCGATGGGGCCGTCCGAGTCGGAATCGTCGAGGGCGAACACCACCGCATACGGCGGGACGGCACCGGCCGGCGCCTGGCCGTCACCGACCGGGAACCCCGCGGTGGCGGCGGCGGCGATGGCGGCGTCCACGACGGGGCGGCGTTCCGGCGGCGCCATCACACCCTCCCCGTCGCACGGCGCACCACCGCCGCCACATCCAAAGGCTGGCGGTATAGCGACCGGCCACGCAACCGTGCCCGCGCCCGCTTCTTCGTAATGAGCTTCCCGGCGGTGTCGATCAGATCATCCCGATACCTGCGGGCGTATTTGGAGATCGCCGGTCCCAGATAGGGGCGTGGCGCCATCCTGACGGTGCCGAACTCGACGAACCCGGCGTACGGGGCGTCGGCGATGATCGTCGCCACCGACGCGCCGACCCGACCCGCCTCCCGGTCCGGGCCGACCCGGATCGAATGCCGCAGCCGGCCGGTCCGCACCGGGACGATCCTCCTGGCCTCCCGCACCATCTCCCCCGCCCATTTCCTCTGCACCGGCAACAGCACCTGGCGGATGTCGTCGGACCCTTGGGCGAGGTCGGCGGCGAGGTCGGCGAGCTCGTCGACACGGACGTCGAACACGAACGGCATCAGACCGCCCCCGAACCGCGGTCGACCTCGACGTGGAGGCGCCGCACCGTCACCAGCCCGTCGGTCTCCACCGCCCGCACCACCCCGACCGTCCCCACCAGCCGACCATCCGCGGACGTGTCGACCTTCACCCGGTCCCCGACCTGCACGGCGGTGGCGGTGGTGGGGATGTGGACGATGAGCCGGTCGAACGACCGGAGGTCGAGCAGTTCCCGGTCGACCGGACGGCCGGCGGGCCGGACCAGCGCGGCACCCTGGTAGACGACGGTGGTGGTGGGGGTGTAGGTCATGGTGGCTGTGTCGAGGGTGCCGCGGCTGGTGGTCCGGTCGACGGTGACGGTGTCGACCATCCTCGACTGCCAGACGGCGGCGAACCATGCGGCGGCCTTCGACGTCTGCGTCGTCACCTCGGCCTCCGACGTTCCAGTTTCTCGAGGCCGCGGACGATCCGCATCCCCGCCGACCAGACGACCCAGAAGACGGCGGCGAACACGGCGGCGGCGGCGATCAGAGCCACGGTTCCCTCCGGTACCGGTCGAGGATGGCCCGTTCGGTCGGGTCGAGCGGGACGGCGTGGCCGACGACGTCGTTGACAGCCTTGGCGAACTTCACCTGGTCGGAGCCGGCCAGGCCGATGGATTCGACGCCGATCATGGTGGGGTCGACGTTGGCGCGGGCGGCGGCCGCGGTGAACGCCCTAGCGGCGATCCTGGTGGACACCAGGTTGACGTCGTCGGGCACCGCCGCGTATCCGCCGTCGTAGGTGACGACGACGCCGAGGCGTGAGCGGGTCCATCTGGCCGGCGACGTTTTCGACCCGCGGAGGAACATCCCGTTCGGCATCCATACGAAATCGGTGCCGTCGACGAGCGTCTGCCCGTCCTCGACCACCGACGTCACCGCCGTCACGGGCGTCTGGTCGACGACGAATGCCTCTTCCCCTTCGGGGCTGTGCGTCTCCACGATGTTGGCCTGCGCGTCGAGGGGCCGGCCGACGTAGTTGTCGATGACCGCTTTCGCCCAGTCGAGCAGCCTGGTGACGGTCGGGTCGGGATCCTGTGTGAAGTCGATCTGGAGGAACCGTTCGAGGTCGGTCTGGGTCGAATACGCCATCTGTCAGGCCTTTATGGTTTCGTCGCTGGTCGCTGCGTCCATGCTACCGGGCTGGCCGTGGCGGGCGGCGCCGCCGGGGATCCGGCGGGTGGCGCCGCCGACGCCGCCGGTGCGTTGGTGGTGGCGCCGGTGGGGAGGTTGCGCCACCATCCGCCGGATGACGTCACCGTCACCGGCATCGCCTGCCCGGCCTCGGACGCCTGGCCGACGGTGACGGTGCGGTGCGCCGTCACCGGCTGGGCCGTGGCGGTCTCTGATCCGGGGCCGATGGTGATGGCGCGGTTGGCTGCGACGGCGGCGGCGAGGTCGGTTTCGGCGGCCTGTCCGACGGTGACGGTGCGGTGGGCCGTCACCGGCTGGGCGGCGTCGGTCTCTGCGGCGAGGCGGACTGGGGTGGCGGTGCTGGTCGTCACCGCCGTCGCCTGGTCCGACTCGGCCGCCTTGCCGACGGTGGCGGCCTTGGCCGGCGTCACCGGTCTGGCAGTGGAGGTGGCCGCCGCCAGACCAACGGAGACGCCGCGGACCGCGGTGATCGGCTGGGCCTGCCCGGTCTCGGCGGGCTGTCCGACGGTGACTGTCCGGACCGCGGTGACCGCCGCCGCCTGCCCGGTCTCGGCGGCCAGACCGACCGGGACGGTTTTGCGCGGTGTCACCGCGCGGGCCGCCGACCCGGTTGCCGCCTGCCCCACCGGCACGGCTTTGGCCGACCCGACCGGCTGGGCGGTCGCAGTCTCTGATGCGACCGCGACGGTGATGGTCCGGACGGCGACGATGGGTTGTGCCGTGTCCGCCTCCGCGGCGGCACCGACGACCGCGGCTTTCGCCGACCCGACGGGCTGCGCCGTGTCCGTCTCGAGACCCTGTCCCACGGCGACGACCCGGACGGCCCGGATGGGCTGCGCCAGGTCGGTCTCCGCCGCCTGGCCGATCCCGAGATCCCGGGCGGTTAGCCAATCGACCGCCAGGTCGCGGTTGGTGCGGTATCCGGCGAGGCCGAACCGGCGGTTCCCGACGATCTGGGTGTCGGTGACGGTCAGCCACACGTCCGAGTCGACCTTCGCCCGGATCGTCGACCCGGACGCCTCGAGCTGGACGAAATAGTCGACGTCCGCCGCCAGGCTGCGGCTCTGGGATGCGATGTCGGTGTTGGATCCGTTGACGGTGCGGGTGATATCGAGGCGGCCCGCGGAGTCGAGCGCCGCCCGGTAGTAGGTCTGCGCCGTCGCCGAGAATCGGGCGCAGATGCCGATCACACCGGACACCGACCCGACGAACCGGACCGGCCCGCCGACATAATGGTTGTCGGTGTCGAGGTCGTGTTCGGCCCGGGCGGCGGCACCCGAGTTGTTGGTCCGCGGGGTCGCGCGGTTGGAGACGGTCTGCCAGTCGTTCTGCACCTCGGTCCACGTCAGATCCGGGCCGAGAACGGTCGAGTCGGCCTGGTTGAACGACTCGGAGAAGGTGGCGGCTCGGATCGGCGGGGCGGCGAAGAGCAGCTCGCGGCACCACACCTCGACGAGGCCGGTCTTGGGGTTGGTGCGGGCAGCCGGCCAGCGGCCGGGCCGGGCGTGGACGGTGAGCAGCTCGGCGACGATGTGACGGACCGTCACCCCGTCCAACGTCACCGACAACATGTTCTCGAGGTGGCGACGCACCGCGGCCGGCAGGTGGGCGTCGGGGTCGTCACCGAGGTCGACAACAGGTCGGTGCGCATGGTCGGCGGCGACGACGGCGACCGGGCCGAGGTCGATGGCAGTCCACGTCCCGTCCACGGCGGAGGGGCGGCGGTGGTTGCCGGGGTGGCCGGTGCCGACCCAGCGGGCCGCCACCCACCGCATCAGGACGCCCGGAGCAGCCCGCCGGCGTTGATCTGCGCCGTCAGAGCGGACCCGTCGGTGGTGACCGCGAAATCGTGGGCGGAGATCGGGATGATGTTCGCGTCCGTCCCGGCCGTCGTATCCGCGTCGTAGCACACCAGCAGCTTCACCAGCGTGTTGTTGACGGTGCCTCCGGCGGCGAGCCACGTCTGATCGGGGATGTCGATGTCCACCAGGTCGTTCACATCGTCGACCGTCACGGTGATGTCGGCGCCGGACACCGTCTTGCGGGCGTAGTTCGTGAAGTCCGCCTCGGTGTTCCCCACCGCGCCTAATAGGGCGGCGAGGTCGTCATAGTCCCGCAGCACCGCATCCGCCTCCGCCGCCTTCAGCAGGACGATCACGAACGCCGCGTTGGCGACGCCTCCGGCGGCGTTGTCCGCGAACGTGCGGATCCGACCCAGCGCCTGGTTGAAGATCACGTCAGCCATCAGCCACCCCCACCCTTGTCACGGGCAGGTTTCACCGCCTTGTCACGGGCAGGTTTCTTCCGGCCCTTCGCCGCCTTGCCGAGGCCGTACCGGGTGGCGACGTCGTCGGGGACGGTCTGACCTGGGACGCACAGCAGGATGCGGGCGTCCGGGTCGCCGTCCTCCACCACCCGCTCCCCGTCGGCGGTCACCCACAGCTTCCGGTCCGCCACCCAGCTCATACCGTGTCGATCCTCGTGAACGTCGGCGTCCCAACGGGTTCGGTGTACTCGTACACGTTGTCGGTCGTCTTGTCGACGTAAAGGTCGCCCACCTGAATCTGGCCGGCGTAGGTGGTGCCCGCCGTTGGGGCGCCGTTCCCGGAGAAGATGCGGGGTCCGGTCGTCTCCATGACGACACCGCCGGAGATGACGTTCCCGCCTTCGATCACAGCCATCGTGTGTCCTCCAATCTTGTCGGCCCGGAGGCCGAACCCCACTAGTCCGGTGGGGTTCGGCCTGCCGGGGTGTCGGTCAGATGCCGGTGATCTGGCAGAACGCGGCGGGCCGGTAGACGACGAACGCCGCCCGGATGTCCGCCCTGACCGCCTGCTTCCCCTCGGTGAAGTAGGTGCCGTGCGAATCGGACACCTTCACCTCGACGCCCCGCCGGATCGCCAGCTCCGTGAAGTTCGCGAAGTCGCCGACCAGGCCGGTGCCGGCCGGGAGGGCGTCGGCGAGGATCACCGGGACACCCCAGATCCGCATCGGTCCCGCCTCCGACGGCGACCCCCAGATGTAGATCCCGTCGGCGGTGCGGAGCAGACGGATCTGCTCCCAGTCCTGGGAGCTGAACAGGGCGGCGTTCGGTGTCGCCCGTCCGGTGGTCCGCACCAGGGTGAGCGCCTTGTGCACCGCGTCCGGGGTCGGGTCGACACCCTTCGCCTGCGTCTGGATCCCCGCGGTGTTGAGGATCCCGGTGAGGTTCGGGGCGAGACCGTCACCGTTCAGGATCTGGCTGTCGAGCCGCTGCCGCAGCATGAACGGCAGCCGGTTGTCCAGATAGGCCCGCACCCTCGGCTCGTCCTCGAGCTGCTCGTCGGTGACGGGGAGGAAGACCGAGATCTTCCGCACCGGCGACGACTTCTCGGTGAGCGCCAACGCGGCCTCGGGGTAGACGCCACCCTCCGCCGTCTCCGCCGCCGCGTTGGTGAACGTGGTCTCCTCCATGTATGCGACCGCGGACTGGCCGGTCGGGGTGGTGGGGATCAGGTCGATCACCTGGATCGGCCGCTGCGCCGACTCGACCACCCGATCCGACCGGATCACCTCGGGCGCCCACCCGGCGGTGGTGGTCATCAGCACCTTCACGTCCAGATCCAACACCGCAGCCTCGCCGCGGGCCTTGTAGGCGGCCGACTCGACGAACAGGTCGCCGAACGACTTCGGCTTCTCACCGGCCGGGGTGGGGAGACGTCCCGCCGGGTCGTCGAGGAGACGGCCGATCTTCTCCACGTCGGCGGCGGCCTTCTCCACCTGCCACAGCTCCTCCACCTGCTTGGCGAGGTCGTCCAGCTCGGCGTTCATCTCCCGGATCTTCTCCACCTTGGCGTGGGAATCACCGTCGAGGCATTTCACCTTGTCCATGTCCAGGTCGGGACCGGCCTCGTCGAACACCTGGGCGAGCGCCTTCCGTTTGGCGTCGAGCCGCTCCTGCAATTCGGTCAGTTTCTTGCTGGGCATCGTGTGCTCCTGAGTCGTTGGTCGATCCGCAGCGCCGTGCGCTGCAGCTTGAGCCATTCGGCGGCGACGTCCACGGCGTCGCCGGCGGCCATCCTGCCGAGCTCCGCTTTGAGCCGATCCAGTTCGGCGACGAGGGCGTCCACCTCGCTGCGGGTGACGTCCCCCAACCCGCGTCCCTTTTCAGCGCGGAGGTCGAGGATGGTGGCGGCTCGGTCTGCCACGTCGGCAACGTCGACCAGAACGGCGGCGACGTGGTCAGCGAACTTGAGGCTGGTGGGTGTGGGGTCGGCCCGCAGTTCGGGGGCGTCCCGGCCTGCGTCGGCGAGGTGGGCGGCGAGGTGCCGCCACACGGCCTGCCGCTCCTGGGCGGGGATGTCGACCCCGCCGCGGGCGCCGTTGAGAGCGGCGATGGCGGCGATGCAGGCCCGCACGTTGGCGGGGCCGGCCGGCCCCTCGTGATGCGGCAGCTTATAGGTGGAGGCGGATTCGGGGTCGCCGTCGGGATCCCACCAGGCGTGGACGTATCGGAGGTCTTGGGCGGTTTCGGCTTGGGCGACCGCCCGGCGGGCCGACCAGGGGCCATCCGACGTGGCGGTGGTGTGACGGCGGGCGGCGGTTTTGACGGCGACGGTGCGGGTGCCCTCCCCGGCTCCGACCAGCACCGGAGATACCTCCCATACCTTGGCGCCGGGGGTGCCGTCGGGGCGGGGCTGCAGGATCTGGCGGGCGCCGTCCGGGTCCTGGTCGCCGGCCGGGCGGGAGCCGCCGGGCAGGATCTTGAATCCGTAGGACCATTCGATCAGCGGCGGCGGATGATCCATGTCGAACCGCAACTTGGTATGGAGCTGAGCGGCGGCCGGGTCGTCGAGGTTGAGGCGACCCCGGAAGATCGCCGTCTCACCGTCCTCGTCGGTCACCGTCCCCTTCCCCAACAGGATCTGGGACCAGTCGTGGCCGGACACGATCTTCGTGGGCTGCGTCCCGAAAAACCCTGGGAGGGTGAGGTCACCGTCTTTGTCGACGACGTGGAGGGTGGCGACGACCGCCTCCACCTCACCTTCGGCGCCGACGTCCTTGATCTGCAGCTGCTTCAGCATCGCACCCCACCATATCGAACCCGACCGTTTGGTGGGATCATCGTTCGGCGGCGACGTGCTCGACCCAGCATCGGCACCCCACCGTCTCCGATGCCGGTCCTGCCGGGTCGCGGGGATATCTGAGCAGCGACATGCCGACTTTGAACGGTTCGCCGAGGGCGACCCGCTGCCCGTCCGCGTCGGCATGGGACGGCCGCACCCGGTCATCCCCCTGCGACACCCACACCTTCTGGTAGCGGCGGCCGGTCGACGCCGACACCTGCTCGGCGGCGGCCTGCTCGAACACGGACACGGCCTTCAGCACCTGGTCGAGTGCGATCCGGTTCGCCCGCGTCGTGACCCATTCGGTCTGGTAGAGGCGCCGCAACGCCCGGGTGACTTCCCGGATCTGCGATGGGGGGCCGGCCTCCCGGAGGACGGTGTGGATGCGGCGGCGGGACCGGACGATGATGCCGTCCGCCTGCTCCTCGAGGAACCGGGCGATCTGGGATGCTGGACGTCCCTCCCGGACGATCTGCTGCACCAGGGCGGTGAGCTGCTGGATCTGTTTGGCGTCCTCGTCGGCCCGTCCGGTCAACTCGTCGACCTTCGCCTGCCACACCACCTCCCCGACGAGGATCCAAATGTCGGCGAGGGTGAACGCCCATTCGTCCACCGACAGGACGTCGGTCGGGTCGGGCGGATCCTGCCGTTGGACGGCGTCGATGAGCCGGGCGGCGTCGCGGCGCATCTGACGACGGACGATCCGCACCGCTGGGCGGTGCAGGGTGAGGGCACGTCGGAGACCGGCCGCCGCCCGGTCACGGCGATCCGGCATCGAGCATCCGGGCGGCGTCGGCGGCGGGGTCGTCACCTGGCCGCACCTCGGTGACCGACACGGGCCGCAAATAGACGTCGTCGCCTGGCTGTGGCCGCATCCCGACCCGGATCTTCGCCTCGGCGACGGTGATCCACCCCGACCGCACCGCCTTGTCGACCCGCTCCCATAGCCGATGCTCGTCCTCCGCCAACGCCCGGACGTCACGGAGCCGGAACGCCACCCAGCGGCCGGGTCTCGAGTCGACGTCGGGGAGGAGCTGGCGGGTGAGCTGCCGGGCGACCCGCGACCAGTCGGGGATCATCGTCCGTTCGGTGAACGCCTCGAGGAGGGTGACGGATTCGGAGCGGCCGGACGATGCGGTGAGGCCGGCGCCCATCCCGGCGAGGATGGACGGGACGCCACACACCGCCGGGATCCGCTCCTCCGGCACCCTGCGCAGCGCGGACACGTCGAGCTGTTCCGGGGTGAATGCGGTGACGACGGGGCGGAGCCGGCCGGACAGGATGAGCGGCCGGCCCGCCTTCTCGCCGGAGAACCGGTCCCGCCAGCGGCGGGCGATGGCGTCCGCCTCCGACTCGGACGGCCCGGGCGACGTCGGATCCTCCGGCGCCAAAACGACGCCGGGGATGCCCATGTTGGAGAGCAGCCCGGCGATGAGTTTGGCGGCAGCTTCGTCACCGACCACCTCTTTGAGGACCGTCTTGATGGGGCCGACACCGAGGGCGTGGTCGCCGGGGTCGAGTCCGAGCCGCAGATGGACGATGTCCGCCGGGTCGATCAGCACCTCCCCACCTGTCCCGGGCCGATACGCGTAGGCGTCGATGTTGCGGCCGGTGTCGGGACCGCCCCGGTCTTTGAGCCGGATCGGGGTGACGAGGTCGGGGCGGAGCGGCCAGAGCTCGACCGGCCGACCGGCGCCGTTCCTCGCTTTCCACAAGTAGGCGTTGCCGTCGAGCCTCGTAGCCCAGACGTAGTAGTGCCACAGCAGATCAGACGTCATCTCCGGGTTGGGGTTCTCGAGGAGGTCCGGGAGCGGATGATCTTCGATCTCGACGGGCTGCCCATCGTCGCCGATCTCCCACACCGCCGGAGGCGGCTCCGCCCACGCGTCGGTGAGCACCCGGAGGGTGGCGTGGACGATGGAGTTGGAGGCGCCATCCCCGACCTGGCGGATCTGGTCCATCCACGCCGCCTGCGACGTCCACCACGGCGTCCATGACGGTGACGGCACCCCGACGTCGAGACGTTTCCGCCGCGGTTCCGGCCGGCCGGCCTGCCATGCCGTTTTGACCGTGTCGATGAGACCCATCGGCATCAGTATGCCACCCACCGGCGGTTGGCGGTGGCGACGGAGACGAGGTAGGCGGCGGCGTCCACCTGGTCGTCGTGGCCGCCCTCGGGGAACGCCCGCAGTTCGGCGACGAAATCGGGGAGCCACGGGGCGTGGCGGGGGATGCGGAACCGGCCCGCTTCGACGGCGGCGGCGAGCGGCAACGCCCTGGTGACCTTGTCCCGGTCGGGTCGGATCGGCATGACCGGCAACCCCTCCGCGCGGCCATGCTGCACCAGACTGGCCTGGTAGGCGGTTGCTTCGACCCAAATGACGGTGGCGGACCATCGGCGGCGGAGCCGTTCGGCGACGTCGAGCACCTGGTGGGAGGGGATGCGGTCCCGCACCACCTCGAGCAGGCAAATCGTGCCGTCGGCGGTGACGGCGGCGGCGGCGGCGACGGTGTAGTCGGCGCCTTGCCGGGTGGAGAGGGCGGGGTCGACGGTGACATGAACGGTGCAGTCGTCCAGCGGCGTCGGGGTGGCGTCGACGACGACAGCCAGTGTGTCGCCGTCGGCGACGACGTCGTAGGGTTGGAGGCGGTCGACGTCGATGATGCCGCCAGCGATGCCGACGAACTCGGCGCCGAACTCCTGCCGGAAAAGAACGTCGCCGAGGTCGTCCCGGGCGGCTTCGATTTCCGCCGGGTCGAGGTATGGGTTGTCCCACGAGGGGCGGTGCCACCTCGACCATCCGTCGGCGTGCTCCGCCTGCTGCCACAGATCCCACAGCCAGTTGAACCCTTTGGGTGTGGAGATGAACATTGCGGCGCCGTGCCGGTCGGTGAGGGTGGGGCGGAGCGACTGGTGCCACGCCTCCGGTTTCATCCGCCCCGCCTCGTCGAGGACGACGAAGTCGAGGCCTGCACCGACGAGCAGCTCGGGCCGGTCGGCGGATCTGACTTCGATGCGGCCGCCGCCGGGCAGGTCGATGCGGCGCCGCTGCAGATGGATTTGGGCGCCGGGGATCTGCCGGGCGATCCGCTTCATGGGATCCCACCCTTCGTCGGCGACATGGTGGGTGGGTGCGACCCACCAGGCACGGCCCGGCCTCCGGTCGTCCGGCCGCCACCACCTGTCCCCGAGTGCGACCCGGAAGCAGCATCGGACCGCCAACCGGGTTTTCCCGAAGCGGCGGCCGGCGACGACGATCTTGTGGCGGGTCGGGTCGTCGTCGATGGGTTGCTGGCCGGGATGCAGCGGCGGCAACGTGATGACCATCGGCATTCAGTCGCCTCCCCGTCGGGATCCGGTTTTGGCGCGGCGTCGCAAATCGGGGGCCGGCGGATCGTCCAGGTTCTCCGGCGGGTCGCCGTGGCGGAGGTGATGCTCGAGGATGAGGCGGAGCCGCTGCGCCTCCCGGCGGGTCAACGTCGCCCAGTCGACCCCGAGCTCCCGGCATTTGACGGCGCCGGCGATGAGCAGCAGCCCCTCCCGCTGCGCCGCCGAGGCGGGCCGGTCACCCGCCATCATGGCCGGATGGGAGTTGGCGGACGTCGTCGACCTGGGCCGGCTGGTCCGGCCAGGTGAGCCGCACCTCGACGACGGTGTCGGCGTCCCCGTCGGCGTTCGCGCGTCCGACCGCGAACCGTTCGGGGAAGCGCCGCTCTAAGAGTTTGTCCCACATGCGCCAGTCGTCGCCGCCGACCCGCTGCATCTGGGCGATGGCGGAGGCGATGAATCTGGAGTCGGCTTGGTAGACGCGGTCGGCAAACTCGACATAGATGTCGTGGTGGTTGTTGATGGTGTCGGCGATTTTCTGTTTGGGCCAGGATCGGGTGATGGGGATGCGGCGGCGTTTCGCTTCGGCGATGAGGTCGGTTTTGGTGTGGGTGTCGGGGTCGACGGGGTTGTGGCGGCCGCGTTGGAGCCATTGGAAGAGGGTGGCGGGGTGGATGCCTGCGGCGCGGGCGGCGTCGTCTCGGGGGACGCCGCGTTCGATGAGGCCGACGATGAGGTCGGCGACGTCGGGGGTGAGTTTGGTGGGGCGTCCCATGGGTGGGGATGTTATCGGGTGTGGGGTGGGTTCCGGCTTGACATGTCCGGGCAGGGCTGATAATGTGCATGGTGTAAGGACTGGCCGGATCGGAAAGGAGACGCAGATGGCCGACACGACGAGGACCGCCAGGGTGGTCGAGCTGATGGATCGGGAGGGGCTGGCTGGGTGGATGACCGGGCCGGACCGGGAGCGGGTCGCCGCCAAGGTGGCGGAGATGGCCGCCGACGTCGACGACAACACCGTGGTGATGATGGTGGTGGATGAGGCGGAGCGGGTCGGCACCGAGATCCGGGCCGCCTACAACCGGGCCGCCAGGGCCGGATCCCGGACGGCGAAGATGGACGCCGCCCGGGACGCCGACGTCGACGAGGGGACGGTCGACGGGTACTTCGCCGCCTTCGTCGCCCGCCTGCGGGCCGGACGGTGACCGGACACGAGAAAGGAGACATGATGATGGAGCATCTGTGGACGATGGAGACGGCCGACGGGACGACGGTGGAGGTGTGGCGGATGGCCGACCGGCAGGTCGGATTCGTCGCCGACGTCGACCGGCCCGCATCCGAGGGGCCTGGGTTGGCGAGGTGGTGGGAGCGGACGCTGTGGTTCGACACCGCGCCGGTCCCGATGACGGTCTGGATCGCCGCCGACGGACGGCCCGTCGCAGCCACCCCGAATAACGTCGACCTGTGGGAATGGCTCGACGGCCTCGCCGCCTTCGGCACGTTCCGGGTCGTCTGGACCACCGACGGCTACGACGACCTCGGCGCCGACGAACTGCTGGAGAGGAGGATCTGATGGCGAAGATGATGACGGCGGCGGTGTGGTGCCGCAGCTGCGACCTGTGGCGCCACGACATCGACCCGGGCGGCGCCTGCCCCAACTGCGGGATGCCGATGCTCCCCGAGGAGCCAGACCGATGGGAGGGGATGCACATCCCCCGCATCGGCGACGCCACCATTTGGATCGGAGTGCGGGTCGACCCCGCCGACCGGCCCGTCTGGGAGCGGCTCGAGTCGGTCGCCGACACCGCCGCCTCCGGATGCGTCATCCACGTCCGGGGTGGCATCTGGACCGGCGCCGCAGTCTCCACCCACGACGGGTTCTGGACGGCGGTCGTCGGTCGGGACGACAAGACGGCGATCGTCCTCTGGTCCGACGACGCACCCCGCGGCGGTGACGGTCTCGCACCCGCCGCGATCTTCGACCGGGACGACCGGGCCGTCTGGGAGATGGTCCGCCACCTCCACGCCAGGCGGTGACCCAACCAACCCTCACATCAGGACGGTGGGTGGACGCACAACGGGAGGCGTCCACCCGCCTCCGCGCCGCCGCCGACACCGGAGACTGGCCGGCCGAATGCGCCGCCATCCTCCACCAGGCCGCCGACCACTGCGACCAGGCCACCGTCGACACCCCAACCGGCTGGTGGATGATCTGGCTGCCGCACATCGCCGCCACCTGGCGGATCGGCGACAGCCACCCCGACACGGACGTCGCCCAAGCCGCCGCACGGGTCCGCCGCACCATTCTCGAGGCCGCCACCGTGATGCCACCATGACCACCATGCGGCACATCGTGATGTTCTCCGGCGGTGTCGGCTCGTTCCTCGCCGCAGCCAGGACCGTCGACTTCTACGGCCCCGACGCCGTCACCCTGCTGTTCGCAGACACCCGCATCGAGGACGACGATCTGTACCGATTCGTCGACGACGCCGCCGACCATCTCGGCGCAAAGCTCGTCACCATCGCCGACGGCCGCACCCCGTGGCAACTATTCGCCGACGTCCGCATGATCGGCAACACCCGGGCGGACATCTGCTCGCGGGTGCTCAAACGTGACCTCATGCGCCGATGGATCGACGACCACGCCGACCCGGACGACACCACCATCGTCCTCGGCATCGACTGGACCGAACATCACCGCTTCGACCGGGTGCGTCACCGGTGGAAACCGTGGACCGTCACCGCGCCGATGTGCGACCCGCCGCTGCTCGACAAACCCGAGATGATCGCCGAGGTGCGGCGCCGCGGCATCGAACCGCCACGCCTCTACCAGCTCGGATTCCCCCACAACAACTGCGGCGGGTTCTGCGTCAAAGCCGGGATCGGCCAGTTCCTGCTCCTCCTCGAGAAACTCCCCGACCGGTATCGGGCGCACGAGGCCGAGGAGGAGCGGGTCCGACGGATCATCGGCAAAGACGTCGCGGTCCTCCGGGACCGACGTGGCGGCACCACCCGGCCGCTCACCCTCGCCGAGCTCCGCCGGCGGGTCGAGGCCGGCGGCGAGCAGCTCACCCTCGACGGCATCGACGAGTTCGGCGGATGCGGATGCGCCATCGAATAAACCCCTTGACATGTCCGGGCAGGGCTGATAATGTGCGGGATGTAAGGACTGGCCGGATCGGAAAGGAGACACACATGGCCACCACCAGCATCACCCACGGAACCCGCACCTGGGTCCTCAACACCGACGGCGACGTCTGGGACCGCGACGAGCTCGTCACCGAACTCGTCCGGGATCTGCACCCCCGCCACCTCACCCCGGGCGACGACGGCACCCACATCGTCCGCTGCCCCGACTGCGGCCAGACCGAGATCTGGACCGACCGGGAGCTCGCCGACCACGGCCGCTGCCGCACCACCGACGCCCGGTGTGTCTGCGACGACGTCGTCGACGACCTCGACGAGGTCCGCCTCGTCGACCTGATCGACACCCGCCGCTTCGACCGCCGCATCCGCGGCGCCGCCGTCGAGGCGCTCGTCGACCGTCTGGAGGCCGACGGGTGGATCGTCAATGTCCAGGACGGCGAGATCACCGTCTGGGAGATCGTCTGACCCGCACCGACCCGAGAGGAGACACCGACATGACCACCATCACCACCAGGACCGACCTCCGCAACCACATCGCCGACCTGTTCCAGGAATGGGACGTCGACAACTACGACGGCTTCGTCGACGCCATGACCGCCGCATGGCATCGGCTGTGGGGGCTGCGGAACGCCGCCTCCCACCAGGATGTCGACCGGATCGCCGCCGTGCTCGCCCGCCTCGCCGACCACGACCCGACCCAGACCGTCGCCGACGCCAGGGCCGAACTCGCCGAGCTGGGCCTGTCCCTCGCCGACATCGACCGGGTCCTCGCCGAGCTGTGAACGTCGGATCCCTCTGCACCGGGGTGGGCGGCCTCGACCTGGCCGCCCACCACCTGTGGGGCGACGTCGACGTCCGATGGGTGTCCGAGATCGACGTCGACGCCTCCGAGGTGCTCGCCGCCAGATGGTCCGACGTCCCCAACGTCGGCGACATCACCACCGTCGACCCGGACCGTCTCGACCCGGTCGACGTCATCACCGCGGGGTTTCCCTGCCAGCCGGTCTCCCAGGCCGGTCGGCGCCGCGGCGCCGACGACGACCGGTGGCTCTGGCCGCACGTCGCCCGCATAGTCGACGCCATGAGACCCGCCACCGTCATCATCGAGAACGTCCCGGGGCTGGTCACCATCGACGGCGGCAGCCTGTTCGGCGGCATCGTCGACAACCTGCAACGGCTCGGATACAAGGTCGGCTGGACGGTGATGGCGGCGGCGGAGATCGGCGCCTGCCATCGGCGCCGCCGCGTGTTCGTCGTCGCATCCACCGCCGACACCCCACCGCCGCTCACCGCCTCGGGCCCGGTTGGCGGTGGGGTGGGCCGTCTGATGCCGACCCCGACGGCGTCGGACCACCGCGGTCCCGACCTCGCCCGCCGCCACCGTCCACGATCAGGCGGCGATGACCTCTGCACCGTCGTCGAACGGCTCCTCCCCACCCCGGTCGCCCGGGACGCCCGGGGAGGCCGCAACGCCACCCGCATCCGCGGACCCGAATCGACCGGGCATCTCGGCCGCACCCTCTGCGACGTCGCCTTCGCCGACTGGTGGGGCGAATACCGGGACGCCATCGGCCGGCACGAACGGGCGTTGGGTCGGCCGGCGCCGCCGCCGGTGGTGGAGACGGCCCGTTCTCGAGGCCGCCTGAACCCGCGGTTCACCGAGTGGATGATGATGCTGCCCGACGGGTGGGTGTGCGACATCGTCGACCGGCGGGCGGCGGCGTTGCGGCTGCTCGGCAACGCCGTCGTCCCCGCCCAGGCAGCCGAGGCGGTCCGACGGATCCTCGGCACCCCGACCCTGTTCGCCGACACCACTTGACACGTCCGGGCAGACCGGGTAACTTGCGTGGTGTAAGGACTGGCCGGATCGGAAAGGAGACGCAGATGGCCGACACCACCATGATCACCGTCGACGGGACGTTCGCAGCCGCGATCCGCAGCCGCAACGTGTCCCCCAAGACGCTCACCAAAGCCGCCCGGATCGTCGCCGACGGCCGCATCCACCCCACCGACGACCCGGGCGTCTACCGGGTCGACGGCGACCACGGCTCCTACTGGGTCGGGGTCGTCAGCGACCACCGGGGCGTCTGCACCTGCCCCGCCGGGACGCACGGCAAATGGTGCGCCCACCTCGTTGCCGCCATCGTCACCCACACCGCAACGACGTCGGCCGCCCCGGAGACGCAGGGCGGCCGACTGGCCGGACACGACGGTGCCGGACCGGATGGCGACGACCATACCAGCTGCCGCGACTGCGGTGTCGACCCCGAATGGGACGGCGGCCTCTGCTGGGACTGCTGGCATCGCGCCGCCGACGAAGAGGCGGGGGAGCGTGGATACGCGGCGATGGTCGACGACCAGCTCGGAGCCTGGTGAAAGGAGCATGATGCAAACCGAAACCGTAGGTCCGGTGACGTCACCGGACGAGATCCCGGAGGTGTGCGGCGTCGCCGAGTTCGCCGCCGCCGCCGGGGTGAAAACCGACACGATCACGCGATACCGCTGGGCGGGGAAACTGCCCGACCCGGACTGGGTGACGGCCAGGCAGGTGCTGTGGTCCAGAGCCACCGTGTGGGACTGGATCCAGCATCGGCGACGGCGACGTCGGTAACATCCGCCGCACCGGAGCCGGTGCGGTGACACCACCCCGACCCTCGACGGGTCGACCACCGAAGCGACAAAGCCGAGGTGGGCGCAGGGTTCGTCTGTGGGGAAGTGACGGTGACCCCGACAGGGGACGGGTGGTGTCACCGGACCGGCCAGGAGGGTCGGACCGGAAAGGAGACACGATGTATGAATGCCGCCGCTGCGGCGCCGTCCTCGTCGGGGACGACGCCAGGGCAGAGCACCGGGCCGAATACGGGTTCGGCCATGCGGGCCGCCCCGTCGACGTCATGGAGGTGGACCGTGGGGACGCATGACGAGCGGGCGGTGTCGATCACCGCGCCGGGGATGGGCGTCACCGTCGTCCGCCGCCGCCGCATCGGACCGTCCGGATGGGAGGTCACCGTCCACCGTCCCAACGGCGACACGATCCGGATGGGGTTGCATCCGACCGTCCGGGCCGCCGTCGAGGCGGTCGCCGAAGCGGCCGCCCGTGAGATCCGGATGATCGGCTGATGGGATGGAGAGACCAGGCGGTGTGCCGCGGCGTCGATTCGATGTGGTGGCCCGAGCGGGGACTCACCGTCCCCGTCGACCCGGGCCGTCTCGAGCGCCGCTACCGCGCACAGATCCGCCTCTTCTGCGACCGATGCCCCGTCGTCGCCGAATGCCTCGACGACGCCCTCTCCTCCAACTCCAAGTATTACGACATTTTGGGGGTGCGGGGCGGTTTGACGCCGCGGGAACGGGCGTCGATCCGATACCGCCGGCAGAAGGCCGCGGCGATGCGGGAGGCGGGATGATGGCGACCATCGCCGAGCTCATCGACGACGTCGCCTCCACCCTCGGCCATTGGATGCCCGCCGACGCCCTCGTCGACCACGTCGTCGACCGGTTCGGCGCCAAC